CTAATCTCGACCAAAGGATCTTCTGGTGTTGGTGGAGCTAGAGCTGGCATTAACTCATTAAGAATCTCGCCAACTTGTTGAGCGATCGCCGCTTCAACGGCTGATGGATCCATTTGAGGAACTTGTTGTCCCGCCATTTGAGCTTGTTGCATCGCTTTTTGAAAGTATGTTGTTACCTGATCTCTAGCCATCATACCCACATGTTCTTGTACATGTGCTTGTAACATGATATACCCTTGTGGGTTTGCTTGTGATGTTTGACTAGATAACATGGATATATGTGCTCTAACATGTGCTTCATGATCTTGCTCTGGAAATGCTTGTAATGGCATGTTTTTCATTGCATTCCCGTTCTCGGTCGCTGGATCAATCGGTTTAGGTTCAGGCTTCGGTGGTAAAATAGCCTCAATATTCTTAATATCCAAGGCATCATACATCCGTCTGTACGCTTCATTCACATTATGTATCTGTGGAGCTGCTTGAGCCAGTTGTAATTGTGTTTGAGCCAGTGATAATCGTTGTGCCATAGAGAAAATGTTTGGATCTGACACCGGAAGTATGTCCACACGACCATCAAAGTCGGCTTGCATCGTCTCTGGAGGCACATTTCCAACAAAATAAGGGTATGGTACTGGATTTTCACTAAAAATCTCGGCTAACATGCGAAATTCTTGCTTTTGAGCGTAATGTAGACGCTTATGTATGCTTGAAATGATCTTTGAGCCTTGTTCTATCAAGGCAACAGTCGTTCCAACGGGAGCTTGCGAGTTAACATCAGCAGTTTTTGCATCTGCAACTTGTGCAAAACGTCTACCAGAGTCAACAACAACACCTAAAAGTTGTGCTAGTGTGGCTGATGGCTCTTTATATGGCAATGGGATGATTGAGTTCTTGAGATCTCCGCCTGGGACATCGATGTCCCTAAACTCCCCAGGATTAAGAGGCTCATCATCATTACGAATGCGAACACCACGAGATTTAAAACCAGCCGGAAGATTAGAGAGCGTACCTGCATCAATTAACTGCCTTAAAATTGATGTGGCTGCACGAGACAAACCACCGATTGTGTGTAGTAAACCGAGACCATAGAAGCCAAAACCTGGTAAAAACTTGAAATGAGCAAAATATTGTCTCTTTCTTTTTAATGGGTCTTGTTCTCTAAAGTTTCTAGAAATCGATAACACTTTTCCAGAACTTTGATCAAGGGTGACAATATAAGGCAACATAAGACCCGAAGGATTCCCCGCCATATCCTTGTCTTCAAAACCTTCCAAATCCAAGTCCATGTGGCATTCCAACAAGGTATAAGAGTCATCAGAATAGTTTGGACGTAATCCCAACAACTCATCAGAACGTTCTTTGATAGCTCCTTCATCTTCGCCATCGTTTGTTTCAGATAGTTCAACATCTCTGTATACTCCTGCTATTTGTAGTTTGCGAATATCATTATATGACATTCTAACTACATGTGTAACCCTTTCTGCTGTTCTTAAATCAGAAGCTGAATACGGAACAACCATATCTTCTGCTGGAACAAACTTGGAAACGGCTCTCTGTTTGGTTTCATCAAAGTAAATCTTTTTAAATGTAGAACCCGTCAACGGCAAATAAAATAGCATTTGATCAGTGTCTGGGTCATACTCTTCCATGATTTCAGTAATCTGATAGTTCATGAAATCTTCTACACGCTGAGCTTGTGCTTCAGTTTCTTGTGTTGGTGCTCCAAGAACTTGAGTCTTTACAGGTCCTCCACTTGGTAACATCTCTTTGTATGACTGTGCTTGAAACTGTGTTACGGCTTCACTTAGTAATGGATGAGTTACACCACTTGCCCCTAAGAAGGGTTCACTTCGATCTTCGTAATTTATACCAAGTAACCCTAATCCTTTAGATATGGCTTCTTCCCAATCTTCTCTAGATTCTAAGTCTTCACGAAACTTAGCTTGTATATCAGATGATAGTTCTCCAAGAATGTCATCGTCAAGAACCTCTGCGAGATTGGCATCATGTCTATATTCTTCGGTTTCAACTTCTACTGCCTCTTCATCTGCTAGTTCGATACCCTCGGGTAATTGTTCTGCTGTTTCTGGTAATTCAATCTGAAGACTATCTTCTTCGGGCATCATTTGACCCCCTGCTCCCATTGAGCCTTCTACCATTCCTGCTATTTGTCTAGGTTCTATTGCCATTATCCAGCCTTTCTAAATTTTTCAAATAAGCCACCCATAGCCATTCTAGGTATAGCTTCTTTCTTCTTCCCTAACAAGGGTCTTAAATCCAAAACTCTCATAGGATCTCTTGCTATAGTTGTTGAAATAGTTGCTTTGTCTGCTGCCGATATAGTTTGATTTTTAAGTATAGCACCTTTTTTAGCATATTCTTTTAAAACATTATCTAAATTTTTTCCGAAGACTGCTTCAAACTCTCCTGGTCCACTCCTTTGTCTTACTATTGCATAGTCTCTTCTTGATGGGAAAGCAATAAATTGTTTACCATCTTCGATGGCTTGTTCTATATTACTTCTAGCTAAGAACTGACCTGCTTTCTTTAAATTAGGAAAAGGAGCGTTTTTAAAAAGATCCTCTTTAAATACAGGTCTGTTTCCGTTTATCATCATTTCATCCGCTTCATGCTTCATCGCTCTTAGAAAAACATCTTGTAGTTTTTTATCCGTAAGTTTTTTTCTTAACTCTTGCGACAGTTTTAAAAATTTAGCAGGACCAAACTCAACAGTATCCTTTTTTAATAAGTCATTAAATGTTTTTTCATTTTGTTTTACCTTATCTTCTAAAAAAGCTATTTCTTCACCATACGCATTCTTACCAAGCCGTGCTTTTAGTATATTTAAATTATCGATAGAATTAATACTGCCATCAAAATCTATGTTCTCCATAACGGGACCTTGTCTATTTATTACTGGTCTACCATTATTAGTTTTTTGTACTAAACCCGGGACTTTAACTGTTGTTGGTTTTGTTATTGATTCAACCAAATCTAAAATAGCTTGTTTTTTATGAGCTGCTGGATTTTTAGACATTTGAGGAGAAAAAGCTGGTATTTGTCGAGTGTCCTTAATAGAATTTTCTACAAGTTCTGTCGCCATCTTATTTAAATTAATACCACTATTTTCTATAGCTTCAGTTACTGCAATGTTTAAATCAAACTTTGCTTTCTTAAATTCATCACTACCTTCTTCGGCAGCGTTAAGTCTTGCTTTTAGATTAGTAAGAGTGTCTTCATCAAAGTTTTCATAAAATTTAGGATTACTTCTAATTTTTTCAACAAATTCTGTAGTTAATTTTTGTGTCTCGTAATAGTTATTTGCTTCTGACTTCATTACATTATCGACAATATTTTTATTATCTCTTCTGGTTGTTTCATCTTTTAATTCTTTTTTAACCTTTTGAAAAAAACCAAGATCCATCGATGCTGTCTTTTTCTCATAGTCAATAATATTATTTATTTTATCATCTAATTGATTGCGAGCTAATTTAATTTTAAAATTTTCATTAACGCCAAGTTTTTTTGCATCAACAAACATTTCAAAAAAAGGATCAATTGCTAAATCTCCCCTTGAGTCATATATAGTAAAAGGAGACACTGGTATATCTGGTTTGATTTTGGATTTTTGTTTTAAAACACCAACAGCGTTTTCACCTGCTAATCCTTGTGCCGCTATACTGTCTTTTAAATCATCGTATTGCGAAAGTTGTAAATTTAAGTCTTCTACTTCTGTGCCTAGTTTTCTTATGTCATCTCTTAATTTTTTCCTATTAGTTCTAAAAGTAGACAGACCCACTCCTTCTTTTACGTCTATCTTTGCAATCTCATCAATAAGTACACGGTCCTCGTTTGTAAAAACATTTAAAAATTTTTCGTTTTTTTCTGCTTTGTATTCGGGAGTACGTCCTTCTGAATAGCCCATCCCTTTTCTGAATTGTCCTTGCATTCTTGTTAATGTGTTTTCTTCTTTTGCTATTTTGTCTTTTAATAATGAAAGTCTTTGTCCATCTAATTTAAATTCTGGAGAATTTTTATATGTAGACAAATCTTTTAACTCTTCCATATTGAGTTTTCTACCTAGTTTTTTTTGTGTGTAGTCAATAGTTTTATTGACCTTCATATCTAAATCAGCTGCTTCTTGTTTTAATTTAGCTACCACTTCCTTTTGAGGGTCAATTCTTCCCGGTAATGTTTTTAAAGATTGATTCAAATCTTTGTTGCCCGCTAAGTTCATTTGATGCTCTATCGCTATAACACCATCTGATAATCCATCATTTAGATTTGGATCTAACTTAACATCGGCATTTCTTATGTGTCCAAAATAGCCAGGATTAAGATCGGTTTCTCCATAATCATGATAGCCTTGAGGTAACAACTCGCTGTCTAAACCCTTAATCTTAGTTCCCATAAAAGAATCTTTTCTTAATTTATCTGCCGGGTTAACTTCAGTAATATCGTTAAAATGAGTAATTTTATAATCAGTTGCTACAAGATCTATATTGTAAGGCAGTTGTTCTTTTGCATTTAAAATACCTATCTCATAATCTTCTACAATTTTAGCAGCATCTTCTGACTTCATGTTGTCTGCCCATGAAGTATCCTTACGCAGTTGTTGTTTTTCTTTTAATGAGTAAGTTCTCTTGTTAATGTTAGGTTTATAAGCTCTTGCTATTTCCAACATCTTGTCTCGGGTGATGAGGGTCTTGTCTCCCGTATCAACTCGTCTTTGTAGGTAAGCCAGTAACCCCGATTCTTGTGCTTCAAGAGCGGTCGCTCGACCATTTAAAATATTTATTGCTTCTTGTGGACTAATACCGTCATTTGGTATCGACATACCTCCACGCTTGTTTATGTTTTCTAAATCATATATTAAACGAGAATAAATACTTTTGTCCGTGGACAAGGCACTTCCAAACGTAATCTCATCTGTATCTCGGTTCTTCTTGTTAATATCTATCATTTCTGGCTTGGGTTTCATGCCTCCCTTACCAGAAGCCTCGGACATTAATACTTCAGCATTGGTTCGTGGAACATCGTCCATTTTTAAAACAACACCTTCTGGTGTAACCATGCTCTGTCTTAATGCTCCCGCTATTTTCTTGGGTGCCTTTAAAGTGTTCACGATCCCCGAAACAGAGAGTGGTATAGCACTGCCCCCGAACCTCGATAGGTTTTCACCAAAACTACCAGTAGGATTTATGTTAAAAGCTTTTTGAAAAGCAATTGAACCTATACCTTCTTCAAGAACTTGACTCGGTTTTTTAGTACCAGCATATAAATCGTCCATAGACTGACCACCCGCTACGGGTAGAAACTTGGATATTAGACCACCTATGTCGCCACCCGAACCAAGTATGTCGGTGCCCAGTAACCCGAAACCTCTGACTATATCTTGTTTAGCCTTTGCTCGAAGTGCCTGCTTTTTTTCTGGAGGCATAGGAGTTGGTAGAAGTCTATCTTGACGTTCCATTAAGTAATCCTTGTTGTCTTCTTTTTATTAGGAAGCATTCTATCAGAAAAACGATTAGTAACAGTATAACCTTTAGTTACCTTTATTTTTTTAATAGGCTTTTTTTTCATTAGTAATACTCTCTTGCTCGTCTTGGATACCAGTTCTCTGGTATCTCTTCGCCTTTTAAATCGATAAACCCGCCTTGCCTAAAACGCATAACTGCCATTGTCATACTATCACAATAGTCATCATGATCGCCAAATGGAAAAGATGCAACTTCTTCTATAACATCTTCTGCAAATTTCTCTCCTTCAGGATACCATACTTTGCCCGATTCGAAAATAGGCGACACGATATGCATCCTCATAGTTTTATCAACACCCCCACCACCTTTTCGTCTGCCAGGACTAAACGTAGTAACGGGAAGATTTAATAATCTTAGTTCATCAGCCAATGGTTGACCAGATGCCTTCGCCTCAATTAGCATCAAATCTGGTTCCCAATATTCATTTTCCTCTAACGCCACTTCCTTTAGTTCTGGAAAACTCCATCTGCCCTTTTTCGCATCTAACATTATTAAATGCTGATCACCATCTTCCTTCGGCTCAAACACACCCCAAGTTGTAATAGCACTATAGTCGGCAGTCTCTTTTTTAGAATATGCCGTATCATAACTCTGAACTATATAATCTAATCTCGGTGTATCTTTTCTCTCCCAAGGTTGCCACCAATCTCTCTTGATCATCGCAACAGCTTCCGATGTCGGGTTTTGTTGCCACTGTGCGTTCCACTTGACCGGGGACAGTGAAGCCTTGACCTTTAATAGCTCGTCCGTCTCCCAAAACTCGGGCCATAATGGTTTATCATTTGGAAGTATCGCTGGAAATTCTATAACCTCCCATTGATCGGACATATTGTCCATTGCCATATTCTGTACTAATCGCCCCGTGAGGTCTTTCTTAGACCATCTTGTCTGCACAATAATGATGGTACCCCCCGGTTGAAGTCTCTGTCTCGGACCAGAAGTATACCATTCGTATGTATTATCATAAGCAACCGTGGACAGTGCATCTTGTTCCGAGTGAGGATCATCAATGATCAACAAATCGGCACCACGACCAGTCATTGCAGCACCCACCCCCGCAGCGAAATATTCCCCACCGGCACTAGTCTCCCAACGACCTGCGGCCTGGCTATCCTGTTTCAAGTCCGTTTTGGGAAAGATCTCAGCATATATGGGATCGGCAATGAGATCACGAACCTTCCTACCGAATCTTACAGCAAGTTCCGTGTTCATGGTAGCCTGAATGATTTTTAATTTAGGATTACGTCCCAAGAACCACGAAGGCATTAAATATGACGCTAATTCTGATTTCGAGTGTCTAGGAGGCATGTTGATGATCAAACGCTTCAAGTTACCCGATGCAATGTCCTCGAGCTTTTCAGATATGACACGATGATGGTTCCCCTCTATAAAACCTTCATATACATGTTTAGCATAGGCTAGAAATTTAGTTTGAGCTATTTCTCTGGTTTCAAGTCGCTTGTGCTGTTGCTCCAGTAACAGAACTTCTTGTAACACTTCTTTGGGTAACGCTTCATAATTCATATCCGAACAATAATACATTCAAATGAATTTATCAATCATTGTAATTAATCGTGTATAAGTTACCCTCCCTCCCCCAATTTAAGGGGGTGCCCCCTCTTGCCATAACGAAGTCAGTTACCTTTTCCTTGGAGTAACCCCGAGTCTTAAAACAAAAGATTCGCAAGCTCACTTTTGTTTTGTCAAATTTTTTTAGGCTTGCAATCCAGGTACTTAACATGTTAACAAGAAAGTTCTTTACATCCCATAGCATCCCATGATATAACATAAGAGGGAATAGTCCCTTAACGTACAACCAAGGAGGACAATATGTCTGATGTACAATATGCCATCGAGGAACTTGTTAATGAGCAAGTAGACTCTCGCATCGATGATGCAATATCCGACAACCACGAGATGAACTCAATAAGAGATGACATCTCAGAGCTTCAGGCCAAATTCGAGGGAGACTTAGTAGACGAAGTCGCTAGTAAGGTTCTTGATATTATCATTGCTAAATTAAGGGAGGAGGGCAAATAATGAAGTGTTCGATTTGTACAAGCGAAATAGATGTACAAGCCAACGGATACAAGGGAGGGCATAACGCCTTCCCTCTTTCTAATGGAAGATGTTGTACTAAATGTAATGATACCGAAGTCGTTCCAATGAGAATGGCTTTTGTTGTTTCTGGTCGTCCAATGCCAACAACTGCTATTAAAGATATTCTTGCCGAGCAGAGAAAAGCAAGAGCTTTAGCCGATGTATCATTAAAGAATATAACCAGAGAAGTTAACCAAAGGAGAAGTAAATGAATAGAGAATTAGAAGAAGAATGGTGGTATCATTATAATGCTAAGTGTGATTACATTGCAGAACTCAAGAAAGAACATGAAGATCCGTATTGGGATTGTGACCACAAAGGAAGAATGCCAGACCATCCAGACTATGAGAAAGATTAATAAAGTTTCCTTGGTGGAAAGGGGAGGGCTTCGGCTCTCCTTTTTTTTGTTAGGCTCCGAGGCTTGGGGTTCAGATCGCAAGCTTTTAAAACAAAAGACTCGCAAGCTCGCTTTTGTTTTGTCAAATTTTTTAGAGTCGCAAAAATGTCACACCTTGTGACATTTATATCACAGTCAAACAATAAGATTTGATACGAGGTATCACAAAACATGATGCACAAAACCAGGTTTTTGCTTGACTTATTCACATTCCTAGATTATCCTATAAGGAACAATTAACCAACGGAGGACTAAAAATGGATACAATATTAAAAAATACACGAACCAAGAAGCAAGTTAAACATGATAATATGTTATATGCTAAAGCTAGGCTTGACGAAATTTTAAACCAACAACAAGAAATTTACTGCATTATCCGTCATGTCTCACAAAGTGGCATGTCTCGTCATATAAGTTTCTTTTGTATTGTGGACAATGAACCGAGGTTTTTAGATGGTTTAATTTCAGACTATTTAGATTATAGACACAATAAAAGTTATACGGGTTTAGTTGTCGGAGGTTGTGGAATGGATATGGCTTTTTCTGTTGTCAATCATTTACAAGTACAAATGACACATGACAAGATGACCACACACACCGAGTATAATTTTAGACATCGGATCATTTAACCGAGGGAGGCGAAAGCCTCTCTTTTTTTATGGTCGCCTCATACTTAAAACATAAAGCTCGCAAACTCGCTTTATGTTTTCGTTTTTTGTGAAACTCGCAGACAACCATTTTACAACGTAAAGCTCGCAAGCCTCACTTTACGTTGTGCCAAATCATTGCAAGCTTGCAAGCATTGACTTATTGAGCCATGAAACACGAAACATGGTTCTTCTTGCCCCAAAACTATCGCATTTGCTACAGAATATCCGTCAAATAAAAATGCTTTAGAGGTGCGAGGGTCATTTTTTAAGATAAAAGAAATATAATTATTCTTGTTTATCCTTAAATGTGTTGATACTTGGGACTTTTCAAGCTTTATCCTATTTCCTTTTATAGGTGCTTTTAATTCAATAAATAATGGCAATGTTTCATTAATAATAATTAAATCTGGAAAACCAGAATTATATTTGTTTTCTATCTTTTGAATAAAATCAGATTTGTTTAATGATGCTTTTACTTGTTTAAAAAAGTTTTTTTCGCTTGACATGGTTATTATATTATCCCATAATTACTTATATTATTCGGAGGATTTAAAATGTTAATTACTACAAAGTATAAAAAGAATATACATAATTTAGAAGATTATCAATTTAAAGTTTTAAAACCAAGCACAAATAAAAAGCTTGGGAAAAAAGTTTTAAAAGGTTCATTTAAAGATTATAAATTTTATACATTAACATTAGTTGAAAGAGAAACTTGTCCAAAAGATTGTTTTCATTGGGACGATTGCTTTGGCAACAATATGCCATTCGCTCATAGAATGAGTGCAAAAGATGAATTACTTTTAACAACAAAAATTCACGATGATATTAAAGATTTAAAAGGTAAAAAAGCATTAATAAGATTGCATATATTAGGCGATTTTTTTAATGTTGAGTATGTTTATTTTTGGGATTTAATGTTAAAATTATATCCTAACATTGCCATTTATGGATATACTGCAAATAGTACTAGTTCAAAATATCAACAATCACGATACATTGCTCAAGCAATTTTAAGTTTAAGAATTAAACATAAGAAAAGATTTTCTGTTAGATATAGTAATGATCTAAAACAAGAATTTTCTGCAAATTCAGAAGAATTACAAACTCCCCAAAAAGACAAATCTATACAATGCCCAGAACAAATTGGTTTAACTAATAGTTGTGGGAGTTGTGGTTTATGTTGGGAACAACCAAAAAGACAAGTTATTTTTAAAACTCACTAGGAGGAAATATAATGTACAGTAAAACAAACTATCCTTTATATCATGAATTCAAGCTTATGAAAGTTGGTAATGTATTATTGAATACAAATATTGATGATATATTAGACCAAGAGATTGAAGAGACTACAATAATCATAAATAAATTAAAAGATATTAACCAATTTGTGGAGGCTTAATAATGACAATTTATGAAGAGTTAAGAAAAATTATAGATAGGAATTCTTGTTGGCAACAAGAGGGTCGCAAGTTTGAATTACTTTGGAATTTACTTTTATCAAGTGATAAGAGAAGTTTCTCGGAGTATTTCGAAGAAGAGCATAGTATCAAGTTATACGATGCAATGACGTTTAAGGAAATATTAACTTTATGTAGAGATTACAATGTTGGAGGGAGATTTAAATGAGTACAGAATTTGAAATCGGTTATAGATGGATTGTTTGGGTAGGTGGTGTTGATGATTATTATACTACTTATGAAAGAGCAAAAAAACATTATGACCAATGGGTTTATGAGGGTTATGGAGATGTTCAAATTGAGGAGATAAAAGAATGAGTAGATTAAAAGATAAATTGTTAGAGGTTGAATTATTTGTTGGAGAAAAACTACAAGATTTAACTAATGAGCAAGTAATAAAAGAAGTTCGCAAACATTTTGGATCGCAAATGTTTGTTGATCATGCAGAAGAATTGTTACACGAGTTTCAACAAGAAGTAAATTTAGAAAGGTTGCAGTCATGGTAAGAGCAGAAGAAAAATTACATGGTGTGATTAGTGCATTGACTGATGAATATAATAATTATCCACATAAGAGACTTAAAAAATCAGAGGTGCAAGATTTAATTCACGATCTTGAAGTTGTTGATGCAGAATTTCATGATTTAAAAATGCCTCCAATAACTGATGATATCAAGTTGGATAATAAAGTTTGTCTCTTTTATCTAATCAATACATTAAAAGATATAATAACAGAACCTAATGTTGAAGATGTTGAAAAACGTCTTACAGATTTTCACAATGAATTAATATTCAATCTTGGCATCAATGCTTTACATAATCATAAAAATGATTGGGAGGATAGATAATGGCAAGTAAATTATATCATCATATCCATAGAAACAAGTTATCAAAATCTGTAACTTGCGATGGGTGTGCAGAAATGTTTGATGAAAGTGAAATAGACTTTACTCATGCAGATTATTTTAGGTGCGAAGACTGTGCCGAAAAGCATTCCGAAGAGGGATATAGACTTTATTGGGGGAAACCTAGTAAAGACTATCAACAAAAACTATCTGACAATGGAGGACATAATGACAGATAAATTTTCAAAACCAATTCTTAGAAATCTAAGAACGAGCCTACAAGACATATTAAAAGCAGAATGTTTCGGAGATAAAATTCCTTTTGAATATACTCTTGGTAATTGTTCTTTCGATGAAGACCAAGCAAAGTTTCAATTGATTGTTACTTTCAAAGGTAATTCTGTTGAAGACATTGCTAAGAAAAAACAGAAAGAAGACTTAGAGCATTATGCAAAATACTTTGATATAGACTTGGAGAGAAAACACCCACGATACACTCTTGTTGGTTATAAGGTCAAATCCAGGAAATTGCCTTGGATTATTACAGATAATCAAAAGAGTGGCGAGTATATTATATCTGACGATCAAGCAAAAAAATTGTTTGGTAAACAAGATGTTGATACTTTTCTTAAAGGTCAAAGGGAGGCTCAAGCGAATGGATAAATTAAGGTTAAGTGATCTTAATGATCTTAGAACATGGGTTGATCAAATGTATTGGGACTTTGATCGTCTTAGTAGTAGTGGTCAAGAAACTCTCGATAAAATCGCAGATAAGCTTGGCATGGAAACTAATGCAGATGTAGAAAGTAGGATTAATAAAAACATCAAAGACTTAGAAGAAAGAAACCCTACTTGGACAAGAGAAAAAGTTTATTCGGAGGCATTGAGACTTGGCTAGAAAAATAAAAGCGAAAGCAATTGAGAAATGGAGACGACAAGGTGTTGTCTCTGTTCCTCGTTATCATTTTACAGAAGTTCCAAACAATCCATATGGTCGTCTTTTTATTAAATGCTTGAAGAAGTTTTTAAATAAAGATGGTTATTATATTACTGTTAAAGGACAACATTTAAAGAAAGATGCCAATTGGAGAAGCTTTGAGTTTGGTCAACCTATATATGCATCAACTCATCTAAGGGTTTATATTGATAGGAGGAAAGAAGAATGAAACATTCAACACCTTGGAAAGGCATGGATAAGAAAGAGGCACAAGACCATAAACTCTTAGAGATATCTGCCTTGTTAGAAGATTATCTAGAACATCATTTAGACGTAATTACAGATAGTGATTGGTTTAGAGATTTAGTAGAAGAAAAAGTTCAAAAACTTTTGGAGGAAAAGAATGATTAAAGAAGTTTCTTTATGTAGTGGAATTGGAGGTTTCTCCCTCGGTTTCGAATGGGCAAAGTTCGCAGAGCCAATCATGTTCTGCGACTTTGATGAATGGTGTAGAAAAGTTTTAAAAAAGAATTGGAAAGACATTCCAACTTATAACGATGTTAAGGAGATCGCAAATGACCCAAGAAGATTTATTTCAAGCAAAATCAACAAAGGAGAAAAGTGGGTACTCACAAGTGGATACCCATGCCAACCCTTCTCGGTCTCGGGAAATCGCAGAGGAGAAGAAGACCCTCGCCACATCTTTCCGTACATCCATAGAATTGTTGAACAAACAAGACCCACTTATTGTGTTTTCGAAAATGTTTATGGGCATGTCTCAATGGGACTTGACGAGGTACTCTTTGAAATGGAAAGGATCAACTACCATACGAGGCAATTTGTTGTTTCGGCTTCAAGTGTCGGAGCGAGACACAAAAGAGACAGACTCTGGATCATCTGTAAAAATGTGGGCGACACCGAATACAATGGATGCTCTACCTCCGAGATCGGAAGAAGGGACGAAGAAGTTACAAGAGGGTCACAGAAAAGGTCGGAAGAGACCGAGCAATCTAAGGGAGCAAGTGGACAAGAAGACAATGGCTCTTTACGAAACGAATTATCCAACTCCAACAACAAAGGGATTCGGTCATGCCTCGGAGGGAATGACATTGATCTTCAGAAAGAAAGTGGAGAGAGGAGAGATGACGGAACAAGAGGCTCAAGCAATGATGAACGGAGTAACTCTAAGACCACCTCGAATGAAAGAGTGGAAATATCCGACACCGAATGCAGGTTTAGTGAAACACAGTTACAACGGGAATCACGAATATTACAAGAAGAGATTGAGGGACGGCAGACAAGTGGACTTGGCTCACAAGATTTTCCAAGAGGAGGGAGACGGCAGACTCAATGCGAATTGGACGGAGTGGCTAATGGGTTATCCTATTGGATGGACGAACCTCGAGGAGTCCCAAGAGTCACAGTCGAACAAAAAAACAGACCTCAAAGATTAAGGATGTTGGGGAATGCAATAGTTCCTCAAATAGCAATGCAAATAGGTTTAGCTTTAAAGGAGGATATGAAGAATG